TTCGGCTGCAGTCTTCAGTTTGCTGATCCCTCCGGCCACTTTCCCGGCGGCTGAGATCGTCGGACCTGCGGCGGCAGCGATCCCTACCAGTCCGCCAGCAACGGCTTGCATCGGCTTCGGCAGTCCATTGAATGCTTCCAGTCCGGCGGTCGCCAGTTTCGCCAGTCCTGTAACGATCGGCGATATCGCTTCTGCCAGATCTCCGAGTGCCATTTGCATTTCCAGCGTGGAGTCTTCATACTCCGCCAGCGCTTCATTGTTGTCGCGCCAGCCCTTGTACGAATCCATGAGCCCGGCTTTTGCCATGGTCTGCAGTGCGTAGTTCTGTTTTTCCGCTTCAGTCGTGCAGTTTGCCAGCCCGTTCGAGAAATTGTCTGCCCCGATCCCCAGACGGTCGAGCAGTTCGCCAAACGGTCCCACGGCTTTTCCTGTTGCCAGGGTCTCCTGCAGTCCGTCTGCCAGCCCCTCGATTTTTAACGTGTCCGGAAACCTGGATGCAGCTCCTGCCAGTCCTTCGACTGCGATCTGCAGATTCGATGTTGTGAACCCTGCCTGCAGCAGGTTAGAAACCGCTTCAACGGATGAATCGGTCTCTCCGGAAACGGCATTGAATGTTTTAAAAGCTTTTTCAGTCGCTCCGATCCCTACGCCTGCGTCTCTGGCGTTTTGGTATAAAAACGACAGATCCCGGCGCAGTTCCTGGGTGGCTGGTACAGCTGCAGCCGCTCCGGCGGCAAGTCCTCCTGCCGCTTTGCTGACTCCGGAGAGTTTTCCGGAGAGCGAATCGGCGGACGATGCGAACGAATCCAGCCCACTTGATGAACTTTTCAGCGCCGCGCTGGTTTCTGATGCCTTGCTCTTAAAACTGTCCAGCTGTTTTTCCGTCGCAACGATCTCTCGCTGCAGAGCGTCGTACTTCTCCTGGCCAAGTGTGCCAGCTTCAAGCTGCTGCTTTGCCTGGGCTTGCGCTTCTTTCAGGCTCGACAGTTTTTTTTCGGTGCCGTCGATGGCGTCTTGCAAAAGTCTTTGTTTTTGCGCCAGCAGATCAGTGTTTCCCGGATCAAGCTTCAGCAGCCTTTCCACATCGCGCAAAGAGGACTGTGTTTTGCTCAGGTCGCCGTTTACATGTTTCAGGGCACTTTCGAGCGGTTTGGTTTTTCCATCTATCTCGATGGTGATCCCTTTGATTCTCGATGCCATCGCTCCTCCTTTCTATAGCGCGTCTATATCTGCCTGCGTTGCTATCAGCGGGTATTTGTAGTCGTCGTTTTTTAATTCGACGAACATGTCATTTACCATCCCGATAGTTAGATCGTCCAGGTCAGATATGGAAATACCGCACTGCACGCATCTAAGCATGAACAGTGCGGTATTGATTTTTCTTACTGACCTACGGTCTTTTTTTTTGATGTCGAAGTCTGGTTGTCCTCCCACATTTTCATGATCGTGCCATAGGTGCCTGTGATCGCTCCGATCTCGAAGCTGGCCAGCCATTCGAAAATGTCTTCCGGCTGTTCTGGCTCTGCCTGGCGGTTGCAGACGAAGATCAGATTTTCCATCATTTCCAGTTCTTCCGGTGTGAATGAAACCGAATCGTCCTTCTTTTCTTCGTTCTTCTTTTCTTCGTCTTTCTTTTTCCCCTCGTTGCTCAGCCGTTCATACATGGCATCCATCTGCACGATGATGTCTTTTCCGAATTTCGCTCTGTAGATCCGCGGCGTTGCTGCCGACATCTTTAACTTGTGATTAGTTCCGAATATCTTGCACATTATGCAGTCTCGCTTTTCTGGTATACGGATTCATACCATTTGCTGTATACGGTAGGGTCTGTGTCTTCTGTTGTTTTGCATCGGATGATTCCATCTGCGTTCGGTGCGCAGGAGATCGTCACCGTATCCGTTCCCGGCTCTACGGACTCTTCTTTTGTATCGGATCCAATGGACGGACGTGTCATAGTGCAGTTGTAGAAGCAGAACCGCGTTGCTTTGGTGTCCGTCGTGATCTCAAACAGCAGCGCGAACGCTTTGGATGTTTTGGACGCATCTTCAAACAGCACTTTTTTTGCATCCTCAATTTCCTGCAGGACCGCTGTTCTGATTTCGTCCGTAAACAGTGCCATTTCCAGATCTCCTTCGTATCCGTTATTAGCAGCAGTCTGATAGTAGACGATGTCGTCAGCATAAAACTTGTTGATATCACCCTGCGCTTCCAGGGACAAAGATTTTGCGCCCGGGAATTTGATCGGTGTTGCGTACGGTGCCGATGTGCTGTCAGACATCACCGCAATGTGTACGTTTTTCAGTCCAAATTTTACTTTTGCCATTTTTACCTCCTTATAGTGTGAAATAGTAGGCTGTCATAATCAGCCTTTCTTGTTCGATATAACTCTCTTCTTTCTCCCACGGGGTATCGTTTTCCGCGAAAATCTGTTCGATCTTGCTTTCGATCTCGTGTTCTTTCTTTTCTGTGTACAGTTCCAGGATGTAGTCCGTTCTTTCCAGGTACACGATGTTGTCCGCTGCGAAATTCTCCGTCATGTCTTCGTAATACACGGCAAACGGTATCGGCGGTTTGCTCCTGTATACCCGGTACCTGATAGGAACTACGCCCTTGATCTGCTTTATAATCGTGTCGATCATTTTAATATCCTCCGGAATCTTTCCGGCGCTTCTCTGGCGATCCGTTCTTCCACTGGTTTGATATGCACGATGGCACCGACAGTTCCTCCGCCTCTTTTGGCGTGTCCTTTTTCCAGAAGGTGCGGCAGCTGGTAGTGTCGATTGTGTACTATGTATTTTGTTCCTTGTTTTGTTACTTTCCAACCTTTGGCATATTTCCCACCACGCGGCCGCCTTGGCGACGTTTGTTTCAGCGTTCTGACGCCTTCTTTTGCCAGTTCCTTCTTGGTATCTTCCAGGGCTTCCGTCACTTCTTCGGTGTACTCATTTAGGCATCGCATGATCTCGTTCGCCAGCTGGCTCGGCTTTATTGTGCTCATGGCTTCTCCCTCAGATAGATTTCTGTGTAGCCGTCGACTCTTCTGTACTTTCGCTCTACCGCATAGACTTTTCCATACAGTTCTACCTCGTCAGCTCCGTTTTCTTCGTCGGTCCTGACGACGATCCCGCATACCATCCGCAGTCCTTCTCTGGCCGCTTCGTAGTATTCGTTTTCGTTGATCGAAAATATGCCGCAGAAAACCTCTGCTCTGATTTCAGTCTCAGGCACATCGTTGTCCGCTGCGTCCGGATCGAACTGGCGGCGGATCAGCGTGCACTCATCGTTTAATGCCGCCTGTTTTTTTGTGCTAATTTTCATAACTCTCCTTTTGGCTCAATGCCAGCGCCGCGCTTGCTCTGTTATATGCAGCCTCGTATTTTTCGCCATCACCTTCAAAATTCATCATCCATTTGCAATAGAATTCTGCGGCGTTGAAAACTAACGGATTGACCAGATCGGCATCCGTCACGTCAGCGCCGGACCGTTTCAGATCCAGCAGCGCCGCGTTGATGTAGCTTTGCACTTCTGCTTTCAGCGTATCGCTTTTGATTCGAATCCGCTTCATCATCTCCTGTACGTACTCGTCCATGTGCCCCTCCAAAAAACAAATTTAAGAGGGCAGCCTCTGCCGCCCTCCGTTCATACTCTAGCTAGTTGCTTTCACCAGTTTCACGAATGCTTCTCCCAGTGCCGGGGCGCCGTCGAATATCGCAACTCCCAGGTATTTGTTGGAGTTGGTATCGATGTCGAAATCTGCTTTTACATTTACAGATTCAGCCAGGTTTGCAACGTACTTCTTCAGATCTCCCAGGTATGCCTCGTGCTCCGTTACTCTGGAATCGATCAGAACCGGGTATCCGTATACGTAATAGCTTCTGCCTTCGCGTGTCACGATGTCGTTTTTGGAATTGTCCTGCAGCGGCATGAAATCTGTGTACAGTGTCTTCTTGGACATGATAAATTTTGCATTTGCGTCGTATCCGCCGCCCAGCAGTCCGATCAGTGTCTGCACGTTTGCAGCTGTCAGGCTTCCTTCCTTGGCTACACTCACGCTGTTTGTGTCGCCCCAGGTATTTGCCTTTTCGATACCTTTTGCCTGGCTGGTTCCAGTTCCGTTGATGATCATATCGGAAATCTTATCCGCGATAGATTCTACCAGCATGTCAACCAGCCATCCCTCGAACGCATTGATAGACATCGTCTTTACTGTGTCGGAAACCTGGATCAGTTTGGTTACTTCCCAGCCGGACAGGCTTACCTTTACCAGCGTATCTGCCGCCGGTGTGATGCTGGCATTCTCCGTATGGATGGCCGCAGCGTTGTTTGTTCCTTCAACTGCAAATGTTACATTTCCCTGAACCTGCAGCAGCGTGATCTCCTGCAGCAGCGGTGCTCTTTCTTTCAGCTTGGTGATGATCTCTTCCGCGGTCTGCGTCGGGATCACTGCTCCGGCAGAAGATGCCCCGGACGAATATGCTGTCAGTTCTTCCGGAGAAAGCTCTTTACCCTGCAGGCGCTTGAAAAAAGCTACCCTGTAGACCGCTTCCTTGTTTTCCGGATCGCCTGCCATGTTTTCGCGTGTGGAGAACGGTGCCGGCGGCTGGATGTTTGCCAGTGCGTTCAGATTGGCAGTTTCAGTTGCTGCAACTTCAAACTCTTCGTCGAGTCTTTCCACCT